TTCAGATGATACTATAAAGAAGAGTATTAAAGTACCGTTATCATATGGTCCAAGTGAAAAATTTATGGCATTAATACATGGTGATGATAAAACTATAGAATTACCAAGGATTGCGTTTGAAATAACATCTATGCAATATGATGGTGAACGTAAATTATCTAAAATTTCTGGATATACTCACAAAGAAACCACAACGTCAAAAACATTTATAGAGCATCCAGTACCATATGATATTGACATTGATTTATTTATAATGGTAAAAAATGCGGATGATGGAACTCAAATACTTGAACAAATATTACCGTATTTCACACCAACATTTAATATCCCTATAAAGGAATTAAGTGATGATTCATTGGTACGGGACACACCTTTAGTATTAAATGTTGTTTCATTAGAAGATGATTATGATGGAGATTTTTTCACTAAACGTGCAATTATATGGACTTTAGGATTCACCTTAAAGGGTTATTTGTATGGTAATGCAAAGGAAAAAAAGGTGGTTCGTGGTTCTGGTTCTGGGGTTGGGAATTTAGATTCGGATAATACATCGTATTCCGATCAATCGGTGGCTCCTAAAGACGAGGATCAGTTGTCGTCTGATGATTATGGATTTGCAGAGGATGTTACAAATTATGAATAAAGTGGAAAAGAAGTTGAATGATGTGTTAGGTATAGATGCATCTTATGATGTTGTTGAAACTAATAAAGATATTATACCTTCAGAAAAAAAAGATGAGATTGTTATTAAAGAGAATTATAATAATACCATTAATACTTTAAACAATTTAATTGAAGTTGGAGAAGATTCTATAGCAACATTATTGTCCGTAGCTAAAGAGACGGAACACCCTAGAGCATTTGAAGTGGTTGGTCAATTATTAAAAGTTACTGGTAATCTCAGTAAGGATTTAATAGAATTACAGATGGATATGAAAAGACAAGGTGTAAAAAATAAAAAGGAGATTGTTAATAATAATGTGTTCGTTGGAAATACTGCTGATTTTTTATCATTAATAAAAGAGAAGAAGAAGGATATCGATGGAGATTTATAAGCAGAATCCACGGTTAAAATCCCCAGGCGTTGAAATAGAATGGACTAAAGAACAAACAGAAGAATACATTAGATGTATGGATGATCCAACATATTTTATAAAAAATTATGTTAAAATTATAAATGTAGATAAGGGTCTTGTTCCATTTGAGTTGTACGATTTTCAAGAAAATATGATAAATACTTTCATGGAATCTAGATTCACTATTTGTAAAATGGCAAGACAATCTGGTAAGTCTATAACATGTATAAGTTATTTCCTCCATCAAATATTATTTACTAAAGATATATCTATTGCTGTTTTAGCTAATAAATTATCTACTGCAAGAGAATTATTGAGTAGATTGCAAAGAAGTTATGAAACATTACCACTTTGGTTACAACAGGGTGTTGTTGTATGGAATAGAACTAATATAGAATTAGAAAATGGTAGTAAGGTTCTAGCATCTGCAACTTCTTCTAGTTCTGTACGTGGTAGTTCATTTAATATATTATTTTTAGATGAATTTGCATTTGTTCCTAACGAAATGGCAGAAGATTTCTTTAGATCAGTTTATCCAACAATATCATCTGGTAATAGTAGTAAAGTAATTATAGTATCTACACCATATGGTATGAATCATTTTTATAAATTATGGAATGATTCTATACAAGGTAGAAGCTCATATCAAAATTTAGAGGTGCATTGGTCGGAATTACCTGGTAGAGATTCGACATGGAAACAACTAACAATAAATAATACTTCTGAATTACAATTTCAACAAGAATTTGAGTGTGAATTTTTAGGAAGTTCTAATACCCTAATTAATGGTAGTAAATTGAAATGTTTATCATATTCTACTCCAATTAAGAAGTTATATGATAATAATTTATTAATATATAATGAACCAATTCCAGATCATATATATTGGTTAACGGTTGATGTGTCTAGAGCTAAAGGTGCGGATTATTCTGCATTTTCTATTATAGATGCAACTGAATTGCCATATATTCAAGTTGCAACATATAGATCAAATGAAATACCACCAATGTTATACCCAAATATAATAAAATTTGCAGCAGATTTATATAATGAAGCATATATATTAGTAGAAATTAATGATATAGGACAACAAATATCAGACATATTATATGAAGAAATGGAATATAATAATATGATAATGACTAAAACTGATGCAAGAAAGGGACAGTTTATATCTAATGAATATGGTAAAAAAGTTAATATAGGACTTAGAACAACAAAATCAACTAAAAAGGCAGGTTGTTATAACTTGAAATCATTGATAGAAGAAGATAAATTAATTATAAATGATTTTAATACAATTGATGAATTATGTTCTTTTATTAGTAAGGGATTGAAATACGAAGCAGATAGTGGTCGTAATGACGATTTAGTGGATACTTTAATATTGTTTTCATGGACAACAACTGACCCATATTTCAAAGATTTATCGGATATTGACATTAGAAAGGAAATATATAAAGAACGAATTCAGTATATAGAGGACCAACTGTTACCGTTTGGTTTTATAAATAATACACAACCTAAAGAAATAACAGTAGATAAAAATGGTGATATATGGGGATAGAAATATGAAATATTATAAATATTTATATCTAAGATAAATATCCATTAATAATAAAAAGGAGACGAACAATGGCATTTCAAGTCAGTCCAGGAGTAAGTGTAAGAGAGTTTGATTTTAGTACATCAGTTCCACAAACGGCAACAACATCTGCCGCTATGGTTGGTGATTTTTCATGGGGGCCTGTTGGTCAAGCAACGACCATATCAACCGTTGATGAATTAAAATTGGTATTTGGTAAACCAACAGAATCTAATTATAAACCGTTTTTTACAGCAAGTAATTTTTTAAATTACGCACAAAGTTTAAAAGTTGTTCGTTCAGTCGGAGTAAATGCAGTAAATGCTATTTCAGGAACATTGGCAACAGATACAGATACATTAGCAGTATATTCAACTGATGTATCTTCAGAATTACCATTTAAAAATAGAAGTAATACGCAAGACCAATATGCAAAAGATTGGGGAAATGGTGGGTCATATCCATTAGGAGAATTAGTCGGGGATTTAGTAGATGCGGAATTGACATCTACTACTCCAGGAACATGGCAATTAAACGCACATATCCCTGTGGATTGGTTAGGTAATTATTCTAGTTCAAATGTCAGAGATGATATTGACGATTTAATTACATTAAAGGTCAATACCGCCACCGATTCAATTAATTTGCCATTTAATCATTTAAGTCGTGGGTGGATTAAACAAGTAACCGCCACATCACCATTTAGAACAGATTTTGTATTTGGTGGTTCACTTATCGATAGCACTGCCGGATTCATCACTATACCACCAACGTTTGTTTTAGATACATCAGTTGGTAAACCAACTTTAGATGTATTATTGGGGTTCACTTCTGAATCAGGTGTAAGCAACAATAATAATTTACAATCAGCGTGGTCATCTTTAAAAGCAATAGTTGATTTAGATACTGGGTATGCTGGTGTTATGGCGGCTTGGGATGGTAGTCAAACCTACAAAGATTTTTTGAAAGAAAGCTTTGACTATTATTACACTACTACCGCAGAAAAAACAGGATTATTTGTCGGTGGATTCAACTTAGATGTTGCGGCTGATTCGAATTATCTTAGAATTAGAAGTTCAGATAGTCAAGTTGCTGATTTTAGAATACCTCTAACCGTTACGGCATCCGGTTTAGTATCGACAGTTAAAATTAATCATACCGGTAACATTTTAGATGATGCTGATGGTTTTATCGATTCTTTACCTGATGGTCACAATGCTGGCAGTTATGTGGTTACTACTGAATCTGATTGGCAGTTTAATTCGTCAAATACACTCAAATCAGAAGGTGGTGTAACTGTTACATTGGAAGCACGTAATACATTTCGTTTGGCAGATGGATTAACACCTAATGGAACGGCTATAAAAGTCAAAGTAGACGGTGTTGAGGTAAATGAGAATGCTGGGTATTCTATATATCCTACTGTTCTAGGATATTCGGAACTTTATTTAGGAGAATCAATAACGGGTACTACTCCGATATCGTTACACGTAACAGGTGTTCCATTTAGTTATATAGATTCCAATCCGGTACAAATGTTAACAGAAGAACAAGCGTTAAGTTATTCAGGTGGTGATGGAGCAAATGGAGTTTTTGCTGCTAGATATCCAGGAGAATTTGGTAACAGAATAAAAGTTACTATGTTAGATAGTGCTACATATTTAAATGATCCTCTTGGTAATTCATTATCGATATTACCAACAGATGACAACGATATTGCAGTTATAATTGAAGTGTTTAAAGACGATAAACAAAATGTTGTAGAAAATTTTGAAATTTTTGATAATTTAACTAAATCTCTAGTAGTTCCTGGTACTGAAAATAGGAATTTTATTGATTATATTAATGCTAATTCATCATATATATATGCATTACAAGTACCTGCCGGATTTAAAGAAGCTGGTGCATTCCCTACTAATTTTGTATGGAAGAATGATTTAATCACAATTGATGGAGTTACTAAAGAAGTTTATATGTCATTAGATTCTAGTAATACTTCTTATGTTTTGTCTGGTGGTACTACAGAAGCACCAACAGCATCAGAACTTATTAGTAGTTTTGATGTGATTTCAAATCCTGAACAAATTGAATATTCTATGATATTAAGTGGTGGATATCATTTGATAGGGGATTTATATACTAATGTCATTCGTCATAGTATAGAGTTGTCAAATACACGTCAAGACTGTGTTACTATTTTTTCTGCACCAGAAAGTGTATATGCAACTAAAGATATAGATAATGTCGTGGCATGGTATGATACGGTAGGTATATCTACTTCTTATGCTGTTGCTGATTCTAATTATAAACGACAATATGATGTATATAATGATAAATATCGTTGGGTACCATTTTGTGGAGATATGGGTGGTGTTTTCTCTAGAACTGATACAGATAAAGATCCATGGTTTTCTCCTGCAGGATTTAATAGAGGAACTATTAAGAATGTAGTTAAATTATATATGGATTTCACTAAGATGGATAGAGATAAGTTATATTTAAAATCTATCAATCCTATAGTATCATTTCCAGGACAAGGTACTATATTATATGGTGACAAAACATTTATGTCAAGACCATCTGCGTTTGATAGAATTAATGTTAGACGATTATTTATAGTGCTTGAAAAAATAATATCTAAAGCTTCAGTATATACTTTATTTGAATTCAATGATACTTTTACTCGTTCACAATTCGTGGCAATGGTTGAACCGTTTTTGACTTTAGTTAAATCTAGACAAGGTGTATATGATTTCTCTGTAATATGTGATGAAACAAATAATCCACCAGATGTAGTTGATGCTGGACAATTTGTTGGTGATATATACATTAAACCAAGTAGATCCATTAATTTCATACGATTGAATTTTGTTGCCGTAAGAAATGGTGTAGAATTTAGTGAAGTTGTTGGCAACAGATAATAGATATTTAAAAGGAGAAAAAAAATGGATATATCGAGTTTTAAAGGGGCGTTTGCAAATGGGGCTAGACCTAATTTATTTGAGGTTAGTTTTGCTGGCGGAACTATCCAAGATACAAAACTTTTAGTTAAAGCTGCATCAATACCGGCATCTACTATTGCTTCAGTAGACGTACCATATATGGGTAGGGTAGTGAAAGTACAAGGGAATAGAACATATGAGGATTGGCAAATCACTGTGTTGAATGATGAGGGGTTTGGTATTAGAACTGAGTTGGAAAATATGATGATTGCTATGAATAATCCAGAGTTGAATACAGGGGCACAGTTGACAGGACTTAGTGCAACAGTAACACAAAAAACAGTAGCTGGTGGGGATGGTGCTGTGTATCAATTTGTAGATATGTTCCCTACTGAAATTTCATCTATTGAATTAGCATGGGATACAAATGATTCTATTGAGGAATATACTGTGACTTTTGCCTATAATTATTGGACTAAAACAGGTTAGGGGTGATTTATGGCAATGGATTTAAATAATTTTAAGAACAAGGTTGCCGGGCCTACAAATTTAGCTAGACCAAATCTATTTTATATTATGATAACTAGTGAAGTTGGTGATGGTGGTGAAGATTCTTCAATACCAGGTTTATTACAAGGTAGGGATGATTTCACCACACCAGAGATTGATAAGTTTCAGACTGACTTTACTACTATGGCAACTGAAATTCCATTCTTAGCTAAAGCTAGCAGCATACCATCTGATACTATTGGGTCAATTGATGTTCCATATATGGGGCGTTCAATTAAATCAGTTGGTAATAGAACTCATGATACGTGGTCTATAACTGTTTTGAATGATGAGAAATATTCTATCAGGAAAATATTATCAACATGGCAAAAGGCATGTTGTTCTAATGGACAATATGCTCTCATGAATAACCAAATTCGGGCAACATTAAAGGTTGTCCAGTTAGGACAAGATTTAAAACCTACATTTGCTGTTTTTTTAAAGGGATCATATCCTACTGAAATTTCATCTATTGAGTTAGGATGGGATACAAATGATGCAATAGAAGAGTATACAGTAACATTCGCATATAACTGGCATGAAGAGCAGCATGATGAGGTTGCATTATCTGGATTAGTATTACCAACTGATTAACAAGGTGAATATATAATGAAATTATTTGGATTTACATTAGGCAAAACAAAGAAGAAAGAATTAAAATCCTTTGTTCAAAAGACTGAAGAGCAACCAGAAAATGCGGTAGTAGTTAATTCTGCCAATTTTTCTGGTTCTTATTTTAATTTTGACAATACTTTTAAAACTGATTCTGAGTTAATTAACAAATATAGATATATGTCTATGCACGCTGAAGTTGAGTTAGCCATAGATGATATTGTATCTGAATCTGTAATAACAGATGATACAAGTCCGGTTAAAATGGAAGTATCAGATGATTCTACATTATCTGATACTTTGGTTACCACTATATACAAAGAGTTTGATGTAATATTAAAAATATTAGATTTTTCCAACTTTGGATATGACATATTTAGAAGTTGGTATGTAGATGGACGATTATATTATCATATTATTGTTGATGAAAATAAAAAGAAAGAAGGTATACAAGAATTACGAAAAATAGATCCTAGAAAAATTAAAAAGATCAAAGAAGTTAAAAAAAATGATCAAAATATAATAGAATCTGTAATAGAATATTATGTATATAATGAAAATGGTATTGATAGAGATATAGATTTAAAGGGGATACCTATTCAATTGGATGCTATAAGTTACATATCATCAGGGATACGTGATGGTACGAAAAATCATACAATTGGACATTTGCACAAGGCAATAAAACCTTTAAATCAATTAGTTATGCTTGAGAATTCTGCTGTTATATATAGATATACACGAGCACCAGAAAGACGAGTATTTTATATAGATGTTGGTAATTTACCTAAGATGAAAGCGGAACAATATCTTAGTGATGTTATGAATAAATATAAGAATAAAGTAGTATATGATGGTGTTACTGGTGAAGTTAAAGACGGTAAAAATCATATGTCTATGCTTGAAGATTATTGGTTCCCTCGTAGGGAAGGTAATTCTGCACAGATTGATACATTGCCGGGTGGTACTAATTTAGGTGAAATTGATGATATAATATATTTTCAAAAGAAGTTATATAAATCATTAAATGTACCGGTATCACGGTTAGAATCTGAAAATTCTATGGCATTAGGTAGAGCGACGGAAATAAATAGAGATGAAATGAAATTTGATAGATTTATTAGAAGATTGAGAAATCGGTTTGATAATTTATTTTATGATTTATTAAAGACTCAGTTGATATTAAAAAATATAATATCACAAGAAGAATGGGAAGATATTAAATATGAATTAAATGTTATATATAATGAAAATTCATATTATAATGAAATCCAAGATTCTGAGGTATTGCGAGATCGTATATCCATGATAACAGATATGGATAACATAGGGTTAATTGGAAAATATTGGTCACATGAATGGATTCGTAAAAATATATTAAAGATGAATGACGAAGAAATAAGTCAGATAGATGATGAGATTAAAAAGGAATTGAAGGTTGCACAATACAATGAACCTGAAGAACCAGATGATAAACGATTTTAAAGGATATTAATATGAAAAGTTTTATAGAATATACATTACTAGAGGGTATAACTAGAAAAAAAGTTATCCGGAATGGTGAACGAAAGATAAAAAAAATATCAAACAAAGACGGGTTTAAAGTAATAGATGGTAAAGAAACTAAAATAAGTACCAAAGAACGTCTTATGTTGAAATTAAGAAATAAAAAATCTGCTAAGAAACGTAAAGGTAAATCCGCAACTTCTAATAGAAAACGAGCAGTTTCTATGAATAAAAGAAGAGGTATGTGATATGAAACTTATTACTGAGATATATGAAGATGTTAATTATATCATTGAGGATAAATCTAAAAATATGTATATTGAAGGTATTTTTTTACAGTCAGATATAAAGAATCGTAATGGTAGGTTATATCCAACCGCCGTATTACAAAAAGAAGTTAAAAGATATTCGGACGAATATATTGATAAAGGTAGGGCATTTGGAGAACTCGGACATCCAAGTGGACCATCTATTAATTTAGAACGGGTATCTCATTTAATTAAAGAATTGTATCAAGATGGTAATAATTTTATCGGTAAGGCTAAAATTATGACAGAAACGCCATATGGGTCTATTGTTAAAAATCTTATACATGAAGGTGCGAAGTTGGGAGTATCTTCTAGGGGTATGGGTTCTATAAAAGAAAAGAAAGGACTCAATACTGTTCAAGATGATTTTCATTTAGCAACAGCGGCAGATATAGTTGCTGATCCATCAGCACCAGATGCATTTGTAAATGGTATTATGGAAGGTAGAGAATGGGTATGGTCTAATGGAATTATTAGTGAATGTAATATTGATAATTACCATAACTTAATAAAAAAAGAAAGTATGTCAAATATTGAAAAAACTAAAATAAAAATATTTGAAGATTTTTTAAATAAATTGTAAGATATTATAAATATTATATGTAAAAAAAACTAAAATTGGGAGAAACTGATGGACAATGAAAAACGTAAAGATGACGAGACAATCCTAGAGGATAAAATATCCACTTCTCTAGCAAGTCTTGATATTCTTAATAACACTAAATTATTAAAGGTTGCTTTAAAATCTAAATCGTCTAAAGATTTAGAAACTAGTATGACCAAAATGAAGACACAATTCGAAGAATATAAAAATATTCATTGGGATAATATTGATTGGGATACTATTTTTAAAGATTTGCGAGAAGAAGTTGTTGATGACGAACCTGTCATCGATGAGTCAGAAGATGAATTAATTACACCTAAAGAGTGTAATATTGAAGATACTGATGAAGTATCTGAAAATGCAAATGTAGTTGGTGGTGGTATGAGTCCAACAGCAAGTAATACTGTAGAAGATACAGAAGAAGAAGTAGTGGAAGATACAGAAGAAGTAGTAGAAGATACAGAAGAAGTAGTAGAAGATATTTCTGTTAAACTGACAGCTGAAGATATAGACACTTCTGAAGATACTGATGCTCTTTTATCTGGACATGACTTTTCTGATGAATACAAAGAGAAGGTAAAAGGTATATATGAAACTGCTGTTTTAACAAAAATTAATGAACATATTGAACTTATTGAATCAAAATATAAAGAAAAATATGATTCTGAATTATCAACTGTTACTGAAAATATGCATATCGAATTAATAGAAGATATGAATAAGTATTTAACATATGCAGTAGAAGAATGGGTTACTGAAAATAAAATAGCAATAGAAAGTGGAATTAAATCATCTATTCTAGAAAATTTTATATCAGGACTTAAAGATGTGTTTGAAACAAACTACATTGATATTCCTACAGAAAAATTAGATATATATGAAGAATCTAAAGAAAATGAAAAACGTTTAGAATCTGAATTAAATATTCAAATTGAGAAAAATATTAAATTAACAGAACAAATAATGGTATCTCAACGTGATGCTATTATAAATAAATTAACTGAAGGGTTGACATTAACTCAAACTGAAAAGGTTAAGAAATTAAGTGAGAATTTAGAATTTTCATCAGTAGAAAAATTCAATGATAAAATAAATATTATTATTGAAAGTTATTTTTCTAAAGAAGATACTCTTACTGAAAGTAATATATTGGAAGAAACTGCATTAGACACTGCTATTGAAGATTCTCCTATTGTGAAAGAACTTAATGAATCACAAGAAAATAGCGTGATGACGCATTATACAAGCACATTGTCAAGATGTAAATAGTAATAATTATAAATATATAAAGTATTACAATAATTTAATAAAATAAAAAATAAAAAGGAGAATAGGATGTACACTAAAATGCATTTATCTGAAGAATTACAAAACAAATGGAAACCTGTTTTAGATCATGAAAACATTTCACCAATTTCTGACCCATACAAAAAAGCTGTATGTGCGATTTTATTGGAAAACCAAGAAAAAGCTGTTAAAGAAGAACAATTATTAATGTCGGAAGGTACTAACGTAGTTGGCGGTGGTATGAGTCCAACAGTTCCTGGTGAAGGTGAGTTCAAAGGTATGGATCCAGTACTTATCGCACTAGTTAGACGTACTATGCCTAATTTAATGGCATATGATGTCTTAGGTGTTCAACCAATGTCTGGTCCAACTGGATTAATCTTTGCAATGCGTTCACGTTATGTTAATCGTACTGATAGTACAAGACCTGAAACTTTCTTTGACGAAGTAGATAGCTCATTTTCTGGTAGAAATGAAGCTGCAGTTGCACATGCTTCTACTGATCCTTTCGCTGGTAATGTGAAGTATACTATAGTTGCTGCTGATATTGCAAGTGGTGGTGCTTATGAAGGTTCGGGTTACGTAGTAGATCAAGTCATCTTAGATGATGTAGTACACTCACATACAACTGGTAAAGGTGGAGTTGTATCGGATCTTGAAACACTTGGTGAACGTAATTCAGAAGGTCAGTTTGCTGGTGCATCTTCAAATAAGATGGGTACTGGTGGTGATTTCAACGAGATGGCATTCTCAATTGAACGTGTTACTGTTACCGCAGAAAGTCGTGCATTGAAAGCCGAGTATACTACTGAATTGGCACAAGATTTAAAAGCTGTTCATGGTTTAGACGCAGAGGCTGAGTTATCTAACATCTTATCAACAGAAATTGTTGCAGAGATAAACAGAGAAGTTATTCGTACTGTATATGGTGTTGCTAGATTGGGTGCCACAAGTGGTACAACTACTAAAGGTATTTTTGATCTAAGTAGTGATGCTGATGGTCGTTGGTCTGTTGAGAAATTTAAAGGTTTGTTATTTCAAATTGAAAGAGAATCAAATATGATTGCTCGTTTAACTCGTCGTGGTAAAGCTAACATGATGATTTGTTCATCAGATGTTGCATCTGCATTATCATTGGCTGGTGTTTTAGACTTTAACCCTGCATTAATGGGTAATAAACAATTAGATCCAGATGATACTGGTTCTACTTTTGTTGGTGTATTAAATGGTAAACTCCGTGTATACATTGATCCATATTTTGATGCTGCTGGTGCCTATGAAATGGTATGTTTAGGTTATAAAGGTACTTCACCATATGATGCTGGTATTTTCTATTGCCCTTACGTTCCACTACAAATGGTTCGTGCAATTGGTCATGAAACTTTCCAACCTAAAATTGGTTTTAAAACTCGTTATGGTTTGGCTTCTAACCCATTTGCAACTGGTAGAGAAAGTACAACTCATA